CTCTGCCCCACATTCACCGTTGCCCCAGGCTGGGCGTTGATTATATTCTGCTGGTGTTGTTCCTGCGTTGGCGTAAAATACGCCTTCCAGATAGTAAAGCCGAGCAGGATAATAAAAAGCCATATCAAGCCGAACTTCAGGGCTTTTGACCACACCTGCGGGCTAAAATCAAACACCTTCTGCCAAGACCAGGGCTCTGCCATATTACACCTTGCCTAATTTCATAAGATACTGAACGCCTAATACGATCGCCGCACCCACCACTACTCCGATTAAGAACATCATCTTCTCCTCCTTTTTTATTGTTTGGTTATCTCTATCTTTGACTCTATCCGTGTCAACCGCTGAATTATCTCGATATACTGTTCTCCCACTTTACACTCTATCCGCTGGTCTTCGCTTGCCCGTAACCTGTCGTTATTTACCATCGCGGATGAAAGCGCAGTCATCCCGATAGTCGCTATAACTGTCATCGTCCAAAATGCTACCTTGAACCCGTTGCCGTTGCTATCTGCCATTGTTAACTCCTTTTTTCTTCCCGTCGCAAGTAATATGGATACAGGTTGCGAAGATAAAATGTTTCGCCTAAAGCATCGCTTATTAGCTTAAACCGTATCGTGTCGGAAACCGTATCGAGATAGGTTTCAAACTTCTGACACGCCGCGGAAAGCGTCAGCGTAGTTATATAAGTCCACGAAGAGCCGTAATCCGTGGAGTAATAGGCTTTCAGGCTTCCATATCCCCTCGCCCAGATGTCAAGCTGGAGCCAACGTTTATGAAACTCCAGATAATCCGCCGTGAAATCCTTACTCTGCCATTCGCCGGATATCGCCGTGCCGTCATCATCAACGGAAGAATAGTCGAGTTTAAGGGTATAACCGTCGTCCCGGCCTTGTATCACCTCTTCCCAATCCTGGGCGGATGAGCCTTCATCCCAGGTAGTAAGGTCGCTGTCCCAAGTGCCGGTATCATCATCCCAGCTCTCGGTTGACACTTTCGCCCACTTAAGGGCGCAGGTAAGGGCGTTACAGGTGTCCATATACCAAAAGCCCGTTTTATAGTTATACTTCCATATCTCCGTGGGCCAGTCTTGCCCGACTACTACGATATAAAACCATATCTCGGTAAGCTCCTGCACATGCAAAGCAAAGCACCTGTCAAACCTCTGGCGGTTTATCTTGGAGAATACCTCTTCCCTGACAGGATCGCCTATGCTCGTGGGGCGCACGCCGTTCCATACCAGAAAATCATTATGGCTCATAAAATAGTGATACCCCTCACGCTCGGCAACACACCTTGACCCCGCCAGGCCGACACCCGATAAAACAAGGTCAAACAGGAACACATCGGAGGTTGATACTTTTTGGCCCAACCACAAGGAGTGTTCCTTATACACCGCCATATATTCATTGAGGCGCATAATATTCTTAATAGGCGACGGCTCACTTCCCAGAAGTGCGCTCCCGGCGTTACCATCCGACCATTCCTCGCTATTACCCGTGTCGGACCATTGGATATTCCACGGGTTGAACCCCGTGCCGTCATCGGTATAAGCAAGGAA